GATGAAAATTTTTAAATTCGGAGGAGCATCAGTNAAAGATGCAGAGAGTGTAAAGAATGTAGCGAAAGTNTTAAACTCGCAAGGTTTNGAAAAATGCCTATTAGTAGTTTCTGCCATGGGAAAAACTACCAATGCATTAGAAAAAGTAGTAGAATACTATTTTAAGAAGGAAGATTANCAAAATGAGGTAGAAAAAATAAAACAATCTCATTTAGAAATTACCAAAGGTCTTTTTGCCGAAAATCANAAAATTTTTGGNGAAGTAGCTTTGTTTTTTGATGATTTAGAAGCTTTTTTGAGAAGAAATAAATCTCCAAATTACAATTTTGTGTATGATCAAGTGGTGAGTTGTGGTGAAATGATTTCGTCTAAAATTCTGAGTGAGTATCTTAATGATATTAATTTTAGCAATGCTTGGCTAGATGCAAGAGATTACATTAAAACNGATGACACNTACAGAGAAGGCGTAGTCAACTGGCAAGAAACCGANAAAAACATTAGCGNTCTAGACCANAATCAATCGTATGTTACNCAAGGTTTCATCGGTTCAGAAGCCAATAATTTTACTGTAACTTTGGGTAGAGAAGGTTCAGATTACTCTGCGGCGATATTTGCATATTGTTTAAATGCTGAAGCCATGACCATTTGGAAAGATGTTCCAGGTGTGATGACAGGTGACCCTAGAAAATTTGAAAACGTAACCTTGCTTTCTAATATTTCTTACGAAGAAGCCATAGAAATGGCGTATTATGGAGCTTCNGTAATTCACCCGAAAACCTTACAACCGCTGAAACAAAAGCATATTCCTTTTTATGTGAAATCGTTTTGTAGAGCCAGAAAAACCTGGAACTAAAGTAGGAAATTCTGATGTCAACCAAAGCGAAGAAAGTTATATTCTGAAAGAAAATCAAGTTTTAATGAATATTTCTACGAGAGACTTTTCTTTCATTGCCGAAGATCATATCAGTCAGATTTTTAATCTTTTGGCAAAACATAAAATCAAAGTTTCTATGATGCAGAACTCTGCGATTTCTTTGGCGCTTTGTCTGGAAGATAAATTTGGTAAAATTGATGAGGTTAATCAAACGTTAACTCAGCAATTCAGTACGGATTTGGTGAAAAATGTTTCGTTATATACGGTAAGAAATGCCAATATGGACGAGCTTTCTACTTTCTATGCTGATAAAAAAATCCTTTTAGAACAAATTTCAAAAAACACAGTACAAATCGTTACGCAATAACCAAGCATGAGCCTCATTTCTAAACAAGATTTTATCAAAGCTGCAGGATTGCAGAAATTCGGATTTATTAAAAGTCCGATTGCTTCTACCATTATGGGACTTACCAANTTGAATGATGTCAATAGATTGTATGACAGCATAAAACACCATGATGGAGTAGCTTTTTTCGATGCTTTTCTCAAAAAATTAGAAATCCAATACGTAGCCTTCGAAGAAGATTTGGCTAAAATCCCAAAAACAGGGCCTTTTATTTTGGTGGCCAATCATCCTCTAGGAGCGATTGATGGCATTCTGATGTGTAAAATCCTTACAGAAATTAGACCTGATTTTAAAATCATGGGCAATTTTCTTTTGCAGAAAATAGAGCCTATGAAAGATTATGTGATTCCTGTGAATCCTTTTGAAACCAGAAAAGAAGCTTACAGCAGTATTTCTGGAATGCGTGATACTTTGAAACACCTTCAGGAAGGTGGTTGTATCGGTATTTTTCCTGCGGGAGAGGTTTCGAATCGTAACAATGTTTTTGATGAGGTTTTGGATAAAGAATGGGAAATTCCAGCACTTAAATTGATAAAAAAAGCAAAGGTTCCTGTGGTTCCGATGTATTTTCATACCAAGAATTCGAGNAAGTTTTATAGCATTGCCAAGATTCATGCAGATTTNCAAACGCTCTTGCTTCCNTCTGAAATGATGAAGAAAAGAGACAAGCCTATTAGAATCAGAATAGGAAAGCCTGTTTCGCCAAAAATTCAAGAAGAACATGAATCGGTNAAAGAATTAGGCGATTTCTTGAGAAAGAAAGTCTACATGATGAAGTCTTACTATGAAAGGAGAAAATCTATTGCGNAGCTCTTTAAACTGTCTAATTTGCCGATTAAATTTCCGCTGAAATCAGGTCAAGAAGTGATTCAGAATATCATAGACGAAACGCCTCATGAAGACATTCTAAAAGATATAGAAAATCTTAAAAAGAAAGATAAACTCTTATTCTCCAACTCTAATTACGAAGTGTATTTCACCGAATATGACGAAATTCCTTCCATGATGAGAGAAATCGGCAGACAGCGTGAATTAACCTTTCGTGCAATAGGAGAGGGAACCAATCTGCCTTTTGATTTGGATGAGTATGATAAGCATTACCATCACCTCATTCTTTGGGATAATAGTGCTCAAAAAATTGCGGGAGCGTATAGAATGGCATTAGGTGCTCAAGTCATGAAGAAATTCGGAATTAGTGGCTTTTATACGAGCTCATTATTTGAATTTGACCAAGAAATACAGCCTTTCTTTAGAAAAGTGATAGAAATGGGCCGTGCTTATGTGAATTTAGAATATCAGCAAAAACCATTGCCACTATTCTTGTTGTGGAGAGGAATTGTGCATGTTTGTCTCAAAAATCCAGAACATAAATTTTTGATGGGTGGAGTGAGCATCAGTAATAAATTCTCAGATTTTTCTAAATCTTTGATGATAGAATTTATGCGTTCGCATTATTATGATTCTGNGGTGGCGCAATATGTGCATCCTAAAAANGANTTTAAGGTAAAACTTAAGGTNAANGAAAAACACCTCTTTTTNGAAGGTNTAGACAATGATTTGAANAAGTTTGATAANCTNATTGATGATTTAGAGCCAGAAATGAGAATGCCCGTTTTAATTAAAAAATACATCAAGCAAAATGCTAAGGTNATCGCNTTTAATGTAGACCNTAATTTCAATGATGCGATAGACGGACTCATGTATATCAGAATAAGCGACCTTCCAGAAAGTACNATTAAGCCCGTTNTAGAAGAAATGAGCGAACAATTAAAAGAAANTTAAAAAATAATGAACTTGAAAATCANTNNNTTNANNANNNAGTTGAAATTTAAAGAGCAAATATTTGCATGGTATACAAAAAGTGTTTAATTTTGCACAACTTAAAAACTAAGACAAAAGAAAATTGGTTTCTTAGCTCAGTTGGTAGAGCAACGGACTGAAAATCCGTGTGTCCCTGGTTCGATTCCTGGAGAAACCACAACGGCGAAACCCCTTCCACATTAGGGTTTCGCTGTTTTTAATTAAAGTTTCTATGCGCTTTAAATTTTTAAAAAAGAACACTTTTTTGAACACTTTAAAAATAGCGCATTATGATTATTCTAGAAAACAACTGCAAAAGGTCAGAAATTAAGACCATCCCAGAAAATCTATTTGAGTTATCACCACAAGATGCAATTGAAGTTAATTGCATGGTATATTGTAGGTATTACGATCCTGAATTCAAACAAAAATTCCCAAAAGGCTTTCTATATCGAAAAAGTTTAAATGGATTCAAAACATATAAACTCAGAATCGCAGCTGCTAAAGCTATGATGAAAGACATGGAGACATTATTGGATGAGGAACTTTATAATCCAATTACCAATAAATATTTTCATGATGATAACGCAGAATTTTCAGAAAGAACACTTGTTCTAGAAGCCATGGAAAACATTCTGAAATACATTAAAGGAAGCGAACGGTATTTATATGAAATGAAAAGAATTATAATCAATATGAAGCCTGTTTTTGAAAAATTGGGTTTTGATAAGTTGAAAATTTCAGAAATAAAATTACGACATATTAAAATAGCACTAGAAACTGCAAAGCTCACCGAAAAGAATTTCAATAAATATAGAATTCACCTAAAGAGAGTTTTTGATGAGTTAATAGAATTCGGCTGTCTTGATAGTAATCCTTGTGCTTCCATTAAAAAGAAAATTACAACTCAAACTAAAAGAGAAATTTTTGATGAAGATAAACTTAAAATTGTACATAATTACCTAAAAGAAAACTATTACTACTTTTTTAGATATTTTAAAATTTTCTTCTATTCTGGAGCCAGAAGTACAGAATTATTTCGATTACAAAAGAAACACGTTAATCTGGAGAAAAGAGAATATGATTTATTGATCCAAAAAAGAGCAGGAACATACCAATGGGAGAAAAAGGTAATTTTACCTGCTGCATTACCTTATTGGAAAGAAATTATAGATTTAGCCAAAAATGATGATGATTATCTTTTTTCCATAATGCTAGAGCCAGGACCACAAATGGTAAGGTCAAGACAAATCAGCAATAGATGGAGAAGATTAATTAAAAACTCTACTAAAATTAAGGATAATAATGGTGAAACAATTAAGGTAACAGAAGATTTTTACTCGCTAAAACATTATTTTTTGGATAAGCTAGATGAAACACAAAATATCAAATTTTCTCAGGTGATGGGTTCTCATAAGAGTGATAAAACCACTACCAGCCATTACACGGTAAATCGTGAGAAAAGAACCAGAAATGAGTTGAAAAAACTTAATATCGATATTTTTGGTGATATGAATTAATTCGTATATTTGCAATGAACCTTGCCCAAATAAGCATTTGCCTTATCTCTGCAAGTAAAAATAAAAAAATAAAACCACTCAAAAACGAGTGGTTTTTTTAGTATAGTTAATCTGGATAGTTAATATGTATACATATTAACTAAGCTGGTCATTAACAAACAACGGCTTTAATTTTTTATAGTTCCTTTCCATTGTGATATTGTAAGGTTCACGCCCTATTTTTCTGGCTAATTCCAAATAACCTGAGCCATTATAGATTGAAGCGATTACGTGCCAATTTTTAGCAACAATCGCTTTTTTCAATTCCTTATCAGTCTCAATGAATTTGCAAATTTGCCAAACCTGATTTTCTAGTGATTTTTTTGCATGATCCCACATTTCCCCAACGGTTTTAAAACCTAATATTTTGTAGTGGAATCCCATAATTTGACCTAAACCGATAGAAGTTGATTTCATGGCACCGTCTGCATTATTTCTGAAAGCATCACTAAACGCAACCCATTCAACTTGTTGTTTTTCTATTTTATTCACGCTCCATTTTCCAGAAGGAGCATAAGGAACGTGTTTTTTAAACCACTTCGGTTCAAATTGTATCAGAATCTTTCCTGTTTTCTCGTCAAAGCCTTTTCCGCCTGTTTCTGTCATAATGAAAGAGGCAAGTGCCGCAGCTTCAATTCCGAATTGCACGGAAAGTTTTTTTATAATTTGTATTAATTCTTTGTTCATTGCTTAAATTTTAAATTCTTAACCCACTCAAGTAATTTTATCCATGGCTGAAATCTTTTTATTCCAGCTACAATCCATCGGAAAATTGGTCTAATCAAAATTGCTCCTAGAATCAGACCTACAAAAAACATTTGCCAAGTGAAAGTCTCTTTAGCTTTCAGTTTCATAGAATAGTCTTTTGTTTTGGTTTTTTCCTGCTCAAATAATTGATAAAAGTGATTAGATGAATCTTCCCAATATTTAGAAACTTCCTGCTCCTTTACAATTCTTTCTTCGAGTTCCGTAAAGGTTTTTTTTGTACTTTCTGAAAATTCTGACAAATCACGTTCCCATTCTTTTTTTAGATTACCATTTTCGTAGTATTCTTTTCCTTTGTCTACGTTCTTTTTTTCTTGCTTCGAAGTTTCTTCTGAAGAATTTTTGTAGGAAAAATCATTTTTCAAAATTGACTTGTCAAAAACAATTTCAAAAGTTTTGGTTTCAATCTTTGCCGAAGCTTCTGATTTTGTTTCGGTCTGTGTTTCAGATTTTTGGACTTGCTTTTCTCTCGTTTTGCATGAGAAAGCGAAAACCAAACTGAATGCGAGAAGTAGGTTAATTAGCGTTTTCATCGGTAAGTTCTTTTACGTTTAAATTTTCATTGAATTTGTTAATTCTATCCATCCATGCTTTTGGCGGAAATCTCTCGTCAGAAACAATGTAGATGTTTTGCCATGCCGAAACTGCGGGATAAAGAAAAACGATAACTCTGGTAACGGTGGTTAGTGATACGACAATAATGTCTGCGGAATCTTTTACGATACTTCCTAAACCTTCAAAAAGAAATGCAGCACCAGTAGTGAGAGCAACTTTTATGATAAGACCATAAGCGTTTTGCTTAAATGAAAATGTTCGTTTTTTTAAGTGTTTCCAAATTCCGAATGCCCAATCTAGGAGAATGGCTCCTAGAACTATTAAGATGTAGTCTTGGTTTGGTACACCCCATTTCACAATTTTATCCCAGATAAGAATAAAAGGTGAAGCGATGAGACTGAGCTTTAAAGCACTTAAAAATTTCGTTGGCAAATCGCCATCTGCAATATTCACGAATTGCAGTAAAAGGTATCTTATCATTTTGTTCAATTTAATGGTCATATCATTGTTTTATCGTTTGTGTGTTGTGTGTTTATTCTTCAAAAGGTTTATCATAAAAAACCTCATTATCAAAATCCCAATAAGGATTTTCCATAGGTTCAGTTCGCNATGCTTCTATTAGCATTTCATTTTCTGCGATTGTATCATGAAACTGAGCTCTTAGTTCTTGCCCAGTTTCTTTATTTATTACTGTTTTTAATTTTTCTTCCATGATATTAAGAGTTTGTAAGTTGAATACCTTCTAATCTTGCTTGGTCAGTTGAATTTGCAAGTTGAATAGAGACGTATAAATAATTCGTAACTGTTCTGTCTAAAGGTTTTGAACCAAAAGAGTTTAATTTTGCATTTGATGAAGAATATGATGAAACTTGAAAAGGAAATCCTTTTATAAATCCATCTGAAACAATATACATTCTATCCATGCCAAATGATAAGTTAGTAGCAGCTATATTTGTATAACCAAAAATCTGGTCTGTACCTCCACTCGGCATTGTTGGTGAAGTGGAAAGTTTACCTTTGATATTGAAATAACCATTTGTTCCTATTTTGCTGATAAATAAAATAGGCATATTCAAAAAGCTATTGTCGCTAATAGAATTCGCAGGTATTTCGATTCTTAAAATCTCTGTTTCAGAAGTTGTGCCAGTAATATAAGAAGATGGCGTAGTTACTTTTATGTTAAATGCTTTATTTTGTTGGCGCTCTAGTTCTGCGGCAGCTCGTGCATTTTCTGCTGTAACTCTTAAACTCTCCGCTGTAACTCTGCTATTTTCAGCAGAAATACGGGTATTTTCGTTTGAAATGCGGGTATTTTCGGAGTTTACTAAAGTAGATTCTAAAGTATTTAACTCTTCCACCTTATCAGTTGCAGGTTTTTGTAATTCTGCTATTTGGGTAGGAGTAAAATCAGCATAGGTAAAAGCATCTCCTTTGTCACCCTTATCACCTTTATCACCTTTAACGCCCTGAATACCTTGAATACCTTGCAAACCAGTTGCTCCAGCATCACCCTTATCTCCCTTATCTCCTTTCTCTCCAGCATTACCCTTTTCTCCTCTCTCGCCTTGTATTCCCTGAATTCCTTGAATTCCTTGAATACCTTGTTCGCCTGTATCTCCTTTGTCTCCTTTATCGCCTTTTTCGCCTTTTAACAGTGCTATTTGTTCGGGAGTTAGATTTTCAATATTTAAAGAAAAATTGTTTATTGCTTTTGTAATAGTGACAGGAATAGAAATTTCTTCAATCTTAATTTCAAAGTTTAGATTATCAGAATTAGTACAATTAGTTGCGTTTTCAGCAGAAACAATAGAAAATTCTTCCAACAAAAAAGGCTCATTTCCTAAAGCTCCGAAATCTCCCCAATATTCTATCTGATAGGTTGATTTCTTCAAAGTTTGCAACTGCGAAAAATCAAAATTTATTGTACCAGCATTTTTTACTCCTGCTATTTCTAAGATTTTCCCCTGAATGATATTTTTAACCACTGCTTTGAAAGTATATTCTGAAATATCTCCAGCAGTAGTGAGCGTTCTGGAACTAAATTTAGAACCATAAACCTCTGTGTTTTGTATTTTTTTGATGCAAGTCATTTTTTTATTTTGTGATTGTTACAATTTTAGTATCGTTTGTGTGTTGAGTTTTAATATTATTTTGTTATTGTAATAAGTATTTAACTTGTTAATTATTCTAAGGGGTGTATATAGTAAGTTCCTGTAATTGTTAGCGTTCTCGATTCAGCTACTTCACCTGATAAAATTCTAAACACATCAGTAGTAAAATTATAATTTGCATTCCCTCCTCCAGATGGAATATCCTCCGTGTTAGCTGAGAAACCTATGTTATACCATCCATCAGCTAATTTAGTTCCTGTTTTAGAAGTTTTCTGATTGAAATAATACTTTTCATATTGTTTGTTACTTTCTGAGTACACGTTTTGTCCTGCGTGATAGCGATAGAACGGATTTGGAGTATCAATTTCGATTGTAGCGTAATCTCCATAACCTGCATCTTTATATTCAGTAAAAACCAATAGATTTTTCAACAATGTAACTAATTGTGCATCTGTCTGACTTGCAGTAGATGTAAGAAGTTTTGACGAATGAGTAGTCCAGCTCTCCGCAATTTCAGCAACATAGTAAATTCCACCACTTCCTACACTATAAACTATTTGTCCATTCTTATACCATTGTTCTTCTACATATCCATCCACAACTGTTGTAATTTTAGCTATTGAGCCATCTTCGGGGTTGTATAGAATATCTTGGTATTTATTACCAATCTGCCCCCTACGTCTTACTATTTTCCTTTGTCCATTCCACAAAGTCCACTGCTCCTCAACTCCATCATCACGCATTCTCCAGTTAGCGTAATCACGCCCTGCATAGTTAGAACCTGCATAAAATCTTGTTGATGAACCACTTGCTCCAGCTCCTGTAATCCCTGCATTACCTCCACTTTCATTCCCTACTAATAGCGTACCTGTCGCAACCACGTTACCATCTATCGTAGTACTACCTAAGAAATTCGTCTTACCTTCTAAAGCGATAATCTTTTGAGCTTCTGCTGAAATCTTAGAATCAATATCTTCTGGAGCCGGTGTCCAATCAGTTGCTTTATTACCTAATTCTAACTTAGGGTAGTGAATTGAAACTTTTCCTGCCCCTGTCTGATTAGCAAAAGAAAGATGCGTTTTTGTAGCTTGTACCTCTGTAGCAATAAATGGTTCATTAAGTGGAATTGCAGAAAAATAATATCCAACTCCACCTAACAAATTAAGACCAATAGCGTAACTAGTATTACCGATATTTTCAAAGAACTTAGCCGATAAAATGTAAGTTTTTCCTGCTTCCAATTTATTAGCAAGTTCTACATACACCCATCCAGCATTTTCTAAGTTCCATTCATTTTTACTATTCAAAAGTAAATTTCTGCCACCAATTATTACTTCGTTAACAATTTCCCAAGTTGTACCGGTCCATCTCTTCATGACAGATGGAGAAACAGAAGTGTCAATCCAAACAGTAACGTTAGGAATTGGATTTTTAGGAGCAGTTGTTCCCTGATAAGTATAATCATTTACATCTGTTATGGTAATTTGTCCTGTACTTACTACTGCCATTTTATTATTTTTTTATAAAAGGAGTGAACTTAATCACTCCTTTTTTTTAGATTATTAAGGTCTATTAGATTCTACTACGATATTCCCTTTACCATCAATATCGTCTCCTGTAACTGTGATGTAATTAGCCGAACCTGTACCTGTACTTGTTTTTTGTCCTGCGGTTGCACCATTGCCTGAACAAGCAAACAATTTTCCACCGACAAATTGGTTAGCTGTAATAGCACTAGCCGCCCAAGTTGCATTTAAGAATGTGCTAACAGTAGCAGTTCTTAATGTTAGGTTCGAGTTTGTAGTTCCAGAAGCAACTTCATAATATCTTGCAACTCCATCTTTTACAATTTTTACCATGTCTCCGGCGGCAAAGGTTATAGCTGTACCACTATAAGTAATTACACAACCTGCGCCAGCTGTATTAGCAGTAATATCTCTACCACCTGCTACTGCTGTTTTGGTAGCGTCTACAAAACCTGCTCTATTTCCTGTAACTCCATCAAAAAAAGTCCATACAAAAGTCCAAGCCGATGTGTTTGCTACTGAAAGCAATGTAGAACCATTATAAACTTGAGGATATAAATTTGTAGAACCTACGCCATTTTGTAGCTTATCTCCAGCGGTAGAAATGATTTTTGTTTCGTAAGGGTCGCTAACATCGTAAACTGTGAAATAGCATTGATAAATATTTCCATCTGCGTCTTTAGCTTCAGCTCTAAATACTCCAATGTCTGCAACTGCGGTTTCGTGAATTACCAAAGTATCGTGAGTACTCCACGCTCCTGAAGCTGGTAAATTTTGACCAATATCAGTTGAAGAACCTGTCGGGTTTCCTGTGCCGATTGTTTTCATGCCATACTTTGTACTTTGTGCTGTGGTAATTTGTGTAGCTCCGTTGCCTTCATAAAACTTATAAGTAATTCCTGAGGTGTCTACACCTGCCGCTCTTACTAAATCAACTGTGATTGCCGCCACATTTTTGGTAGAAGTATCGCTTTCTAAGATTGCCATAGTTCCACGAGGTAAAAGATAAACTGCATTAGTTCCTGTTTTAACCACAGACAACGAAATCTGAGCAATAATGTGAGAAACCAATCCTGTTGTCGGGTCTGTGTAATCTCCTTCAAAGAAGTATACTTTTTGAGCAGCTGTAACAGGGTCTAGGTTTGTGTTAATTGTCAGAGAAACGCCACTTCCTAGAGAAGTAGAACCTACTGTATCTGCTGACCATTTTTTATTGGTCAAAGCAGAAGTAACATCAATACTTCCTGTTGCTCCACCTACATAAACTTTTGCTGTTAATACGTTCGGTGTTGTCGCCCAATTCGGTGTAGATGTAATAGTGCTTTCATCTTTTGAGTAAATTTGCTGAACCCCATTTGAAGCTGTAATATAAGCTGTTATTGGTCTAGCGTCATTGTTGTCTACAATCGTAATCTGTCCTGTTGATACTAATGTTGGCATTGTTTTAAATTTTATTTGTTATTATTATTTTTTATTAATTATTTATAAATACTTCGCAGTTGAAGGTTGCTCTTCCAGCAACGTCATCGCTATCAATCACTAATACGTTTGAGTGAAAGTTTGAATAAAGTAAATTCCAAGCGTTGTCAGCGTCATTATCATCTGATACTCTTTTCCATGTGAAATTTCCCTGAGGCACGGTAGAAGTAATATCATTTGCACCGTGATAAACTTTTGCTATTAGCGTTGATGAGATATTATCATTTCTGAAAGCGTTTCCATTGGTAGAAAGTATTTCTACCCTGTAATTCACATTAGCTGAAACGTCATCTAACGCATCGCCAATGTCATTATAGTCTCCATTTGATGATAGGAATGTGATTTTACCCTTAATTTCTCCAGTATTCAAATTGAAAGTTGTCTGACCATCTAAAGATGAAATAATTCCAGTTCTTACCAGACCACCCGAAATCGTAGTAGTTCCTATCGTTAAAGATAAAACCCTTACACCATCAACTACTGAATGCAGAATACCTACCAAGAAATAGTAATCATTCGGGTCTGAATCGTACTGTATCTTGTCTTTTGATAAATGTATCGTAGCAGTTGTAGTCGTCTTTGAAGCCTTAACGTAAACATATCTATAATCATTGTCCGCAACAGTAGTAACCAAACTCGATACACTCCATGTTTTGTCGAATGTCTGAGAAAATAATTGTCCTGCTGTTACATCAATTTTGTTTGCATTACCATCTTGATTGATTCTGAAAACAGAAGAAAGCGAAAGTTGTTGGCTTCTGCTTCCCACAGAAAGCATATTTGTCTCAATTGAAAAAGGTTTTATATTTCCTGCATCAAAATATCCATCGGTATCGAAAACGAGATTTTTAAGCTCCTCTGTGGTTTTTAGACCTAGTTTAGAGTAGTTTATTTCTCCTAGCTTAGTGATATTAACTACATTCTTAATTTCCTTTACATCTAGCAAAAGTTTTGAAGCAAAATTCACCTCATAAGCGTCTGCTATCTCAATACTTTCAACTTCGTCAGTAATTAAGTTTTTTGAAACTTTTTGAACTCTCAAAACTTTATCAATTCCCAAAGCTGCATCTTTAACATTTACCATGTCGCCAATTTGTATCGGCGTTTGAAGTGATTTTATAAATTCAGGGTCGGTTTTAAGGTCGTAAGATACTTTCGGTTGTTTCAGTAAATTAAACTGTTCCGTTGCTTTTGCTAAAAGCTCGTTTTCTGCATTGGTAATATAGCTGTCGGGCATATAAATATCCAAAATCTTATACTCATCGCCAACTGAGAATTGAAATGCTTCTTTTGTATCATCAGGGAATTTTTGCCCTTGTTCATTTGTGAAAGGAATTATCTCAAAAGTCTTTGTTGCATGGTCATATCCGCCTTTTTTAATCTCGAATTGATACCCCGCCAAGTTACCTGTGTTGAAATGAATCTTTGCGCTAGTACCCGCAATAAGATATTTCGTAGTCACACCATCAGCCTCTTTTTCGTTCAGGTCAAAATCCATTGAGGAATCAACGAATTTAAACTTTGTGCTTCCAAGTGCTGAAATTACGCCTGTTCTTTTTGGGTAAATATCTTCAAAGGTTATACTTCCCTCTATTAACCCAATCTCAGCAATCAAGGCTGTATCTTCCAGATAATCAGCATTTGGCAAAAGTAAATTCTTGCTGAAACCTCTGTACTCGTTAGGTATATTAGAGCTTCCACCATTCACATAAAGCCTAGAAATTACATCATTTTCATTTACACTTTTTCTAGACAAACTATAAAGACCTTTTCCCTTACCATATTCTAGTGAAACAGGTAAAGTTGCACCAAATGCTCCAGTATGAATTTTATATTTTCCGCCTTCTTGTTTTACCCAAAATTCAACTTTATACTCTTGACAAATTTTCTGTAATGCTGAAAGACAAGAATCAGAAGAAAATGTAAGCGATTTCGTTTCGGTATTTGTTGGAAAGTTCCCTATTTCCCAATCTACCGAAAAACGCTGCATATTATTCCTAATCGCCGTTAAGAAAAGTTCTAAATTACCAATTAAAGGAAATTCTAATTCAGTCTTGAAATCATTAGCATCTGCATTGAAAAACTTACATCTTTTCAGGTCAAACATAAGACCCTCAAATTTTAAGTCGTAGACATAATTACTCTCATTATTTTTTGATACTGTAGGAAGCTGATTTACTCTATATGTAGCACCGTCAATGATGATATAGTCATTTATCTTAATATCTAAGACGTTTTTACTTTCTACTTTGAAAGTGGCTGAATCATCTGCAAGCAATTCTTGAGATAAAATAGCACTTGTAATAGTTCGCGAACCGCGCTCAACCAATTCTAATAACGGCGAACCGTTTCTCATTAAAGTTTTTCCCATAAAACGACTGCATTTGTGGTTAAGTTTGTAATTCCGTCAATATCTCCAGCAATTATGATATATGAATTTGCTGGTAAAGTTTTACCTGAAATACTCGCATTTGTCTTTACTAAATCTTTGGTTCCGTTTCCGTAGAAAATCTCAGTTTCTTGTGTAGAATTGTAAGAAAGATTTAAGCTAGTACCTGAAAGGAAAAGCACCTTTTTAATAGGATTTGGCTCAATTAATTTAAGTTGAAAAGTGCCAACTGTTTTAGAATTTTTAAATTCTTTCAGTAATTTCACATCATCAATCAAGTAAACTTCATAAGGTAATGCCTTCAATCCAAAAGCTTCTACCATTAATCTTTGAGTTCCAGATTTTTGAAATTCTGTCATGACAATATTTCGGAAATTAATAAACATTTCCTCATAATTATCACCAGTTACAAAACAGTTTAGAACAATTTCTCTAGCTTCATATTTTGGATTTGATAGGTCTAATGATTCTCCATGATATTCCGGCCAATTAAATGTTTTTATAGGCTTTCTTTTCAATGCGTCAAGAAGCCCTAAACTTGATGAAACATAAATTCCGTAATCTCTGAATTTTTTTCCATTAATAAAGTAATTTACCTCTCCCACGATTTTCTTTTTATGGTTACGTTTCCTTCGTTTTTATATTTCACATTTTGACCGTAGTTATAAATGATCACCTCCGCATCTTGTGTTGCTATGACACAAATTTCTGCATTATCCATCACATTAACAAATACTTTTGAATTTTCTTTTGCAATTATTTTTACTTTTGATTGGTGGCGTACGATTACATTCCCCACAGAATAATTGTTATAGGTTATTTCAGAATCGCAATTGCCGAAAAACGCAATACGGAAATTATTCTCAAATTTTTCTGAAACTGAATCTACTATCATCCCATAAGGAAAAATAGCGCCTGAGTGTTTTCTTAACAATTCTATACTTGGGAAATCCTTTTCCATGCTCCAATCATCTCCATCAAAGTACATCTGAGCAAGTTGTTGGTATGTAGTTACTGCAAGCATACTCTTGTACCATTCTGCGCACAAACCAAATTTTTTGGCTTCTAATGCTATTTCTTTTCCTATGTTCATAATTTTAGTTATCTAATCCTGCTAAAGGTTTTTTTACTTTTGAATTTAACTCTGCAATATCCTGTCTGATATATTTTAAATCTCTTGTATTAATAGCTGTTTCCATGTTATATTTCAGATTGTCAGCAAGTAAATTCTGGTTTGCTTTTTGAGTGTTTAAACTTTCAACTTGGTAAATTCTTATCGCATTGATTTGCCCCTCTAAAGCGCCGGCTGTTTTCTCAGTAATTCCTTTAATGTCGCCTTTCAATCCGTTTGGTGATGTATTGTCTAAGCCTTCAAATAAATTAGCATATTGATTGAGGAAATTTTGACCAAATTCTCCAGCTTCTTCAATCCTTTTTCTAAACTCTTCCATTTGTGCATCTGTCAAACCAACAAAGGAACCATTTCCATTTTCATCATAACCAATTGCTTTTAGCATATCGTTTAAAATGGGTTGCATTGCTTTTTCTAGCTTCATATTTAGAGCGTTTTTAACAATATCTCTAAACATATCATTCGCTACATCTCTCATTGCTTTTGCGCCATCTTCTCCTTTTGAAAAAGCATTTACCAAAGCATCACCTAGTTTAGTAGCTGCACTTTGAGCATCGGTCTGTAAAATGTTTTTTATTATGTTATTTTGAATATCTTCTATTTGAGAATTAATGGAAGCAATTTGACTTTTGTAATCATTAACTTTATTTTGGTCCGTTTTCTTTTTGTCAATTTCTTTTTGCATCATCTGTTCTAGCAATCTCTTTTGTTCTTTAAGATTGGCAATAACAGTCTGCTGAGCTTTATACTTATCTTCTCCCAGAGCTTTTGAAACAGCTTTTTCTAATTCTTCATATTGCAATTTTAAGTTTCCTACTTGTTTTGCCCATTCTTTTATCTGTCTCTCCTTCTTTTTGTCTCCATTTAACCATCCACTAATCGCTTTCACGGCTCCGCCAATGAATTTCACTGCACCTTCTACCATTTTTACAGGGTTTTTTTCAGCAAAACCTTCTGCGAATTTCACGGCTCCATCCACCATTTTATCAATGCCATCAAGTGTTTGATTTACATTGTCTAAAAAGTCTTTGGTTCCATCGGACATTTCAATACCTAAGTCGTTTATTGCTTCGGTAACATCACCAACAATACTTCTTGCAGAAGCGGTATATCCTTTTAGAATTCCAGCAATTTCATTGATTTTAGAAAGTTTGTCAGATGTAGCTAAGCTCTCATCTCCAAGTTCTTTAATTAGCTCTTTTAATCTTTTGTAAGGATTTCTTTCTCCTATAAGACTGTTTAACTCTTGAATGTCTTTTCTAATTCTTGCCTGTGCTTCTGGATTTAAATTTTGTGAATTAGAAAGTTTATTTTGAAGTTCATTTCTTAATTCAATAAGTTTTAAAGTTGTTTGTCTCTCTAAATCAGCAAAAGATTCACGATATTGAGGATTATTCAACAACTCATTCATAAAAGCATCAGAATAAGCATCAGCTTCTTCCTGTGCTGCCTTTTGAAGAGCGTTTTTCTTTTGCTCATTATTAAGGGTAGCATCAGCTTCTATGGTTTGGCGTAATGTTGCATAATTCTCAGTAATTGAATTTCTTCTTTCTTCAAAAGATTGATGAGCTGCTAGAAAGTCTTGATAACGTTGTTTCGCAGATTCTAGAATTTTTCTATCATAATCTTTAAGAATTGCATATTCCCCTGTAGTTTTATTGGCTGTAGTCTTTTGCTCATCAAGAAATTTTAGTTTCTCAGCATCGGTTCCAAGCATACCAAGAGTTTCTTCTATTGTTTGCTTGAATGTTTCTAATCGGCTTTGTTTTCCGAGCATAGAATTGATTTTATCATCAATGAAACTGAAATAATTTTTCTCTTCATCAGTAAGATTTTTCTTGTTTTTTAAATCATCACGCTGTTTTATTAAAGCGTCATAGCTAGATTTATCGTTTTTAATAGCATCACCAAAAATTTCATCTGCTTTTGGTTTTCCTATTGATTCTACTGCACTGTAGTATTGTTGCCAAAGTTTTTCACTCTCATCAAATTGTTCTTGAAGAGTTTTTATCTGGATTAATTTTTCAGCTTCTGCAAGTTCTTTTGCTGTAGAAATTCTTTTTGCCTTTAAATCATTTCTCTGGCTATCGGTTGTCGCTTTTGATAATGCTTCATCAATCTTTGATAATCTTCTCTGTATTTCAGCTACAGAACCTTCAGGCAAATATTCATCAGCTACAGAATTCGGTGTTGATGTAGATTTTACAGATGGAGAACTTGATTTTGGATTTAGTAAATTTTGGTAATTTTCAATTTGCTTTCCTAATTTTTTCCATTCTGCAGAACCTACAATTGCTTTTTAGTCTAAGCTCTTCTAATCTGGAAATTTCTTCTTTATACCATTCACCTGTTCCTTTATTTGGTGGTGGTGCTGTTGTTGCTGCATCGATTGCTGCATTACCTGTTACAATAGTATTTACAACGCCTTTATATTTTTTATCTAGTTCTTTGTTCTGGCTTCCAATTTCCTTATTTATAGCAGCAACTCTTTTCTACTAGTTTGTCTTAANTTTTCGTAATTATCAACTCTTACTTTGTTGCCAAAAATTCCATCTACTTCGGAAAATTGCCCATCTTTTTGGATTCTTTTTTTAATTTCAGCAGTTTGACCATATAAAATATTTAACTCATCAAAATAGCCTTGTTGGTTTTTTAGTTGTTCACTGTAAGCATCTTCTACAACTTTTTGAGCGGCATTCGCCTTTGCCTTTTCTAAAATTGCATTTTTAAGAGCGATGTAAGAATCTGCAGCTTTACCGTTCAGAATAATTTCTTCTCTGATTAATGATAACTGACCAGGATAAGCAGCCTTCAAAGCATTTACTGCTTTTAGTCTCTGTTCTCGACTAATTTTATCATTAGTCGCCGTTCTGTAAAGTTTCTCGAGTTCTACCAATTCTTTTGCTGTACTTGAAGCTCCTTCTTTTAAAGCATCACTCATTTTCTTTTGAATGTTTGAAGCTTCATCAGTCCTTCTGGTAAATAGATAAACCGCTCCTACAACACTTAAAATTGCTGTGGCTAATAGAACATAAGGATTAGCTTTTGCAACCAAATTGAACGCTCTTTGAGCAATGGTTGCTTTTCCTGTAGAAGCGGCTGCGATTTCATCTGCTTTTGCTCTGGCTAATGTTTGAACTGCTTGAATAGATTGTAAAAGAGAACTTTCTTTACTCAATGAGTTTTGAACCTGTTGAATTCCTACAGTTACTGCAATAGCAGATTGCAAACGAATCATTATTTTTTCTAAATCTTCGTTTTCTTTTCCTACTAATGCTGTTATTCCTTGGTAAGTTGAAAAAATACCAGAAGCCAATCCCATTGTTTCAACTAAAGCGGTTAAGCCAGCATTATCTTTCAATGCTTTTAAGCTTTTATTTACCGCTTCATTTGCTTTTTGATATTCAGATGCCTTCTGTGCTAATTCCTGGTATCTTTGGCTATTTTCTTCACCTCTATCATACAAAACTTTCATCTCATCAGTTACTTCCTTTAATTTAGAAGTAAGAGATTTAGATTCTTCTTTTACTGAGGAAAGAAATTCTTTGTATTGAGTAATTTGTTGAGATACTTTTTCTATCTCTACACCTTCGGCTCTGTATTCTTCAAGTAGTTGGTTTCTGGCACCGCCTTCTGGCATTTTATTAATTTCTGCCAAAAGTTTTGCGTGTTCCGCTACAACTATTTTCAACCCAGATTCCATTCCAGAGACAAATTCATCGGCATCTTTAAGCGCTTTTTTTAGCTCACTTCCTGTTTTACCGATTTCTATTCCCATAGATTTCAGGTTTTTCAGGATATTACCGTCTACCATTTTATCTAAACTTTCTCCAGCCTTTTCTGCTACATCATTAAAACCCATGAGAGTTTTCTCCCCATCTTTCAATTGAGTTTTTAGTTGCTTAGTATCTACGGTAATTACATAGCTTAATTCTCCACCGGTAATATTGCTCATTTCTAAAATTTATAAGAGTTCAATTTTTTTGCTATATCTGCTGCATTTTCTTCTGTGAGTTCTACAGGTCCTATCTGATTTCCATTTTCATCAAATCCCTCATTTTCATCATCCTCGTACACTACAGAATCTGCTATTATTTTTTGTAAGTGATTGAATGGTATTCCTCTGTGCAGATATTCCCAAGACCATCCAAAACGCTCACATATTTGCCCCCTAATTCCATAAGGTGTGTTTAGTCCGCTGATTCTTTTTTCTCTACCAGATCCGTCATTGTTACTTTTTGTTTTACGGCGGTCAGCTTTCGGGTAGAGTTTGTAAAATCCGTTAGATTACTTTCTATATCAATAATGTCTAGTAATCCATATATCATTGAAGGCTTGCAAACTTTCATCAAAATGTTTGTAAGTCTTTGCAACTCCTTTTCGTTCACTTTAAAATTTAGATTGCCAAAAGAATCTTTTACTGCAATCTCTAAGTTTTCACCCAGCATTGCCATCGCAATAATTCTAGCAACTCTTTTATAATGTTTTCTAGAGTATCTTTTTATGCTTTCTTCATTTTCAAAATCATCATCATTTTCTCGAAGTTCTATTGATTCTAAAGCAATTCTATCGAGTATACTCAGCGTAAGTTCTTTAATGACAAATGTCTCTTCTACATTTTTTACTTCTGGTTTTTTCCAGAATTGCCACCATTTTTTATTGGTGATTTCTTGATAAGATATTTTTATCGGAAATCCATCATTGATGAGTTTCTGAATCTCTGAATATTCTAATTGTTTTTGTTCCATGATTAGAGAGTGTTTAGTAAAAAACCCATCCCAAGAAATGAGGATGGGTTTCGTGATTTAATTTATATGAGAAACTATGCTTTTTCCTTCGCTTCGAATGGTTTTGTCCCGTCTCCTGGGTCGGTAGGAGTTACAGTGAAGTCTACCAAAAGAATAGATTTGTCGCTCACATCAAAATTGATTTTAGCTACAGCATCTCCTTTTTTAATGGTAAAATCCATTCCCTTTTTAGTAATTACATCCCATTCTCCAGATACAGGAATTTCCTCACCTGAGAATTTCCATGTTTTAGTTGGTGCATCATAGGTACCACCTAAATGCGTACTCAAAAACTGAGCATCTGGATTCATAATAGAGAATGTAAGTTTTGGCGGTTTTCCTTCTCTAGTAGTCACCGCAGCGTAAGCTTTACCTTCCTCAAAGTGTTCATTAACGGTTGGATCATCTTGCATCAATTTGCAAGTGTCCTTATAAACCATTCCCACCTTTGTTCCGTTGAATTGAATTTCGCTCAATCCTAGTGTATATAATGTTGCCATTTTAATCGTGTGTTATTGTAAATTGGACTTGAATATTTTGAAAATGTTCTTTAATCTCGTTGTCTTGGTTAGGATAAGTTTTCTGATTAATCACTGTAAATCCTATATTTCCGTATTCTGGATTGTTAAGAGAATTATTGATAACTCCGATAACTACATCCGTGATACTTTTTATCAAAGTAGAATTTGGAATAAAATTTTCTACAGTATTTATCGTTTGCTTTTTGTCTTGAACGTATATATTGATGTTTGCAATTCCTATTTGTGGGTTTTCTTGTGTTAGGGTAAGCACATTTACACAAATATCAATTTTACCAGAATTTGTAGGCCTGAAAGCTTCTTTGTAAATTCCACCATTTATTACATCTTTAATCGCCGAAACATTCAGCATTTTATAGATGATGGTTTCTAAGTCTTGTGATATGATTTTTACACCCATATTCTCAGATTTAATCTAGATTTACTACAACCTTTCACGGTTCCTATGATTCTTAAATTTTGAGCAGATAAATAACTGTCATCGCCCAAAAGGCTCTCATCTAGTTTTTCTTCACTTACTATTATTTTAGTACCAATACTCAAAACTTCTTTTTTTTCAGAATAAACGATGGCGTGATATTCTACATTCTCACCATTGGTTAAGGTTATTCTTCTTGCCTGAGTATTAATTTCATCTCTACCTTTTCCAAAAAAAGACCAGGTGCGTGGAGTAGAAGAGACAAAATCACCCTCTAAATTTTGCTGTGCTTCTGCACCTGGCTGTTCTGTGTAGATATAGTAAGGATATAACTGCATAAGATTTACATCAAATAACTTGCATTAGAAATACTATCTTGTGCATCGTTCAATACATCATCCAAACCAAGCTCCTGAGCTAATAGAGAATAGTATTTTTTTACCGCTTCAAAATTCCATGAAATAGACAGTCCACCTTCGCTAACATTAGCCAATGGTAAGACAAACGAAAATTCATTGTAAATAGCTGTTTTAAGCGATTTTACATCACTTACATCTTCATCTAAATAAATTTCCTGATTGATGGCAATTAATTCCACATCAGTTTCATTCAAACTAAATTTAGATAGCGTAGCGGTTAAATATTCTCTATTAGTCATTTACTTTCTATGTTATTTTGTGAATGTAGTATGAGCTACATCTACTAATAAACTTCTTGTACTTCCGCTCCATGCTGGGAATGCGTTTGCAATTCCTTGGGTAACCTCTGTAATTGGCTCTTCTGTAGAGAACTTCTTAACCATTACAGGTCCATTCATTACTTTTAAAGCAGCAGAGCTGGTTAATTTCATGTCTATTGGAGTTTTCCAGAAAGTTTGTCCTAGAACTTTACTTTCAGTTAAAGTCACCACTTCGTTTTCGAAAGGATTACCCGTAACTCTCTCACCTTTTACTTCTGTAGTAATATCTTGATCAATTACTACAATCTGTAATCCGTTAAGATTTGGCAAACCTCTTAAAGCAGCGTTCACTTGCTCTAATGATGGAGTTTGAGAAATGTTCAATGCAACAGAAGCGAAAGAAGCACAAGCTTTAATTACGCTTTCATTTTCAGCCATTGTACCAAAAGTATCTAAGTTCATAAATGCGAACTTCGGATTGATAGATTTAGCTTTAGCTGCTTTAATTTTTAATCTCAAATCCTCGAAAGGTTTTGCTGTTGCATCAGTCCAAGCTTTTGTAACACCAGATTTTTGAGCATCTGGAATTTGATAATCTACATCAAACTCGGTAACTACTGCATCGTTGTTGGTATTGGTTAAAGAAACTTTACCTGTAGAGATTTGTTTCAATGCAATCCATTCTAATCTAGAAGCTACAGCATTCCAGCAGAATTCCATATCATTTGCCCAAAACTCTACAATTGCACGAACGTTTGGATTATTAGATGATAATGCCAAAGCAACATCGTATTCGTTCAAATCGTTTTCTTCCATAATTCTGGAAGCAGCGATTTTAGGAATTTCACCTCTCAAATTAGAGATAGCTTCACGTTGTTTTCTTGGGATTGATGCACCTCTAGAAACTACATCAGCAGCAATTTTTAATCCTGCCAAAGCTTCTAGCATTTTCCAATCAAAAGTCATTGATTCTTTTAATGGGAAAAGAGTAGGGAAATAGAATGGTTTTAGGTCATAAGTATTGATTACGCCTTGCATATCAACCTCTCTAAGCCCTTGCATTAATGTTTGATTTATAGCCATTTTAATAGATTTTTAAGAGGTTAAACGTATAATACTAATGCTGGTTTGTAATCTGGTACATTTACCAAAGATTTACCTACTACAGCAATCACCCATGCAGAAGCAAAAAGATTAGCATTTTTTCTAATTTTGTTTGTTTCTCCTGTAATCGCTACAGCTTCACCTAATCCACCTGCGGTTAATACACCACCTACAGCTCTTGCGCCAAGTGTAACATCTACAGTAATTACATCTTTCGCTGGGTCAGATGAATCGATTGCCGTAATGTTTACATTGGTAGAACTATTCTTCCATACTTTGTCACCTACTACGAATAAGTGACCTTTTGCTACAGCATAAGTTGTAGCTGTTGAGTTTGCTGCTTCTACCACCTTTGCGGTTGCGATTGGTACATAAAGTCCATCGTTACCCAATGCTAATGGTGTAGCTTCTGGTAAAACAGCAGCAGTTAAGTTTGATGTTTTCACAGTAACACCACCTCTAATGTCAGCCACTTTGTGCTGAATCACTAGTTTCGGAGTTTCCTCGCTTGATCTTGAAATATTCACTGTTTTAAAATTTTAGTTTAACGAAATTTTTCTATCTCATTAAACCTCTTTACCACCTAGAGCGCTGGTAGACCCTTCCTGTTTGCTTTCTACAAATTCTTTTACTGCACTAGATACGGTTTCAGGTTCACCACCTGCCGCTCTGTGAGGTCTGCCCATAACTCTCAATCCACTATTAGAAAATTCCTGTTCAAATTCTTTCAGGTCGTTTTCTGTCTCAGTAAGATATTCAGAGAATTGTGTATCATCTTCAAAGTTCATTCTAGAGAAATCCTTTAAGATTTTATTCTTAAAAGTCTCTGGAGCTTTTTCCAATTTCGATTCCAAAGTATTTTTTCTAGATTTGAAAATTTCATCACCTTCATACTTCGAAAGTTTTTCCTGAATAGGTTTTACCGCTGCTTCAATTGCCTGTTGGATTGTAGCTTGAATATCTACAGTGTTTGGGTTCGGGTTTGGATCAGGAGAAGGATTCGGGTTCGGATTTGGGTCCTCTACCTTATATTTCTTTTTGAAATTAACCTCTGCTGTCTGAACTCCCTTGCTCACTTCTGCATCTACTTCTTTGCGCCAATCTTTAATAAAATCAGTAACTTGTTTTTCTTCTAGTTTTTCTACAAGTGCCTGTGCTTCTTCTGTGGTTGTAACAGTGTAGACTAAAGTTTTAGCCATCTGTGCCAATCCGTCTTTACGCACGCCTGGAGCTTTTCCGAATCGTTGCTCTAGTAATGCCAGAATTTCCTCGTGTGTCATTAATAAAAAAGTTTAATGTTATTGTTAATGATACAAATTTAGATTATGTTATAGCAACATAAAGAAGAAATTTAAAAAAGTTATTAAACTTTTTAAAAAATATGTTGCTATAACATAAAAAATATTTACATTTGTATTGTGCAAAACAGAAACACTCTTTTAGAACTTGGATTTAAGGAACTTGAAAATGGCGAGTTTCTTTATAGAGGTATGAACCAAAAATTCATTGCCAAATTAGGCTATGATAATAAGTATGTTGAATTATTTATTGTTTCACCAAAAAAAGATACAAGAATTACATCTTTAAATAAAGGTAAATATTTTAGAAGTAGAATAAAAGACTGCTGCTCTATTGGTTCTGTAGAAAGAGCTATAGAAAAATTTGATATAGAATATGATGATATTAAATTTTTTATAGGTGGAGCAAGTGTTTAAATATAAAAAAAAACATAAAAAATGTTAAAAAATTTACTTGGCTTCATAAATGAATGCCTTCTATTTAGAACCGATGTCACAGAATTTAAAAAAATAGGAATTGCAACATGGTTTTTTATAATTATTTGTATTTCAGTTGCTATTTATTATGAATCTTTAATCAGTTAAAATTTTATAACGGCGGATTATTGTCGTCAGGTGGCGATAAATATACACTAATTTTTAAATTTAAGACATAAGAATGAAAACAGAAACAGACAATTTAGTTAAAGACCAAAATAATATGTTAGTGGTTGGCATTATTTCATACGAAGGTCGTCAATGGCTTGCTGAAGAATATTCAGAAGAAATTGGAAATGGGGCTTGGTTAGCAAGTCCAATTTATCATACCGATAATGGTTTAGAAGTTCGCCCAGCAGGTGGGAATTGGTGTTTTAAAAGTCGTGGTGCAGTTCCTTCAATTTTAGAACCTGAAAAACAAAAACAAGTTTACGCAAGTTGGATTAAACATTTGCAAAAAACAATCAACTTTTTAAGAGGTAAATTTCCAGAAGTTGAATTGGATTATAAAAAACAAATTTCGTTTTGGCAAAGTTTGGCAGATGCTTGCCACTAACGTTTTGCGGCTTTGTGAAGTAGCCGCTACACAAAATTTAATTATTAACCGAGAAGTTTCTGCGGCTATTTTGCAAAACCGCTGTTAGGTGCAGTTCTTCTCACAAACTTAAATAAAATGGACATAACACTTAAAAGTAATTATGGCTTTGAGTTAATTTTTGAAGCTGAAAATGTGAGGGTCACAGCAGACGTTGAAGAGCGTATTTACGGTAAAACTGATGACGGTAAAACAGATTACAGAAACGTAAAGCGTGACGTAAAAACTGATGCTATTGAGCAGTTTGTAAATGTTTTGGATGATATGATTTATTATCGTGAAGCTGAATTTGATAGCAGTAGTTTAATTGAAAGGCTTTTTGAAAAATTACCACAGGAAGCTGCTAATAAATTGCTTGTCAAATTGAAACGTGATTATGAGGTGGATGTCGAATAGCATTGCACCTAACGGAAAAAGCATTTCTGAACTGCGACTATACGCAAATAATTTTCGGAGCAGTTTATAAATGCAATGTTATCTGGAGTAGATAGCGTTGGCAAATTAGAGGCGAAGCCGAACAATAATAACTAAAAAATTAAAACAATGGAAGAAATACAACGAGTAAAAACAATTTTTCTAAAAGGAAAAAACAAAAGAATTGGAATTGAATTAAACCAATCAAGCGAAAAAGGTTTTTTTTATTTAGTCCACACAAAAACGCTGATTGATTTTTCCAAAAGGAAAATTTCTAAAACTACATCTGTTTTTTCAGTTGAAACTTTTAATGTTCTTTTCACAGCGGGTTTTACTGAATTTATTAATGATGATTACATCCAAAATAAAATTTTGATAAACGAAAAAACAGAGCAATTCACAGGTTCAAGAAGTGTAAACAAAGATTTTAAACGGATAGTAGTAAAAAAATAAAACATTGGCTCTATTACAGATAACGTTCCCCCAGCTTTGCGATGTTACCGATAAGTTGGCGTGGACTTTAATTTAAAAAACAAAGGTAACAAACACAAAACAATTATTAACTACAGCCTAAAACGGTAATATCGCAAAACTGCTGTTATATGATGGCTTTAAAACACAAACAAATGAAAAGAATTGAAAACATTTATGAAGTAACTAAAAGATTATGCGGAATGATTGAGCCGCAAGGAGAAAGTAATATTGATGCTGTAAGATTTGAAAATTTAGAAGACACTATCGATGTTGCTGAAAAATTAATTGACGATATTATTTATGTAGCAAGGCATAAAGACAGATATGAGGCTTCTATGAGTAAAGCTGGAGTAAGAGCTGACAAGTTTATTACAGAATTAAAAAATAATGTAAATACAGAAGAAGTATTTACACGAACTCAAATTGAACAACTTCAAAGCAGGATTTATGAAATTACGGGTAAAGGCGAAGTAATGGGATTATTTAACGAAATGCTTGGCATTGTTGCTGGGTAAGCTATCATATAACGGTAAAACGCTTGGCGAAGAAGCGGACTTGGAAGCACTTACTTTCAGTTTAGCACAAATGAAAATAGGAAGCACGAATGTTCAATTGAGCACTAAACCCGCTTTTTTGCCAAACGTGTGTTATACGAGGTTTTTATTCACAATTTAAAATTAAATAATATGTTACAAGGTAAATTAAAAGAAAAGTTTGAGCAATGGTACTTTAAAAACTATTGTGGTTCGTCTTTAAAATTCAATGAACTTATGCCACATCATAAGCAAGATGTTTTTGGTTGGTTTTATGAACAAAAAACAGCAATGCAAAAAGGTGTTATCATTGAATTTTTAGATAGCATTGGAATAGAATGTTTTTATCAAATAGGTATAAATATTAAAGACGGCAGCCGTGATGGTGTTGATTACTCAATTTATGTAAAAGATAAAGTGCAGTATTCAGGATATGGTAAAACGAGATTAGAAGCATTTACCAATTCATTAGAAACTATTTGTCAATTATATGATGATGGTCGGTTTTAAAATCTCGTATAACACGGAAATAGACGAAACAAAAGTAATACAAATTCATTATGAAGCCTTTATACACCGAAGTTTTTACGCTTAAAATTTCTTCCACTCAAAAAAGAACTTTAGCGAAATTGAAATCAAGAAATATAAAGGTTTCAGATTTTGTAAGAAAAGCAATTTCAGAAAAAATAAAAAGAGAATACGAAAATCTAAAAGAAAAACCTAAGGACGAATTTTGTCCTTTTTAATTTTAAAACTTCCCACCCTCAATAATGGAAAAATACAACAACATATTCAATCAAGACTTTTACCCAACGCCAAGAAATGTAATTGATTTAATGGAGCTTAACGTAAAAGGCAAAACTATCCTAGAGCCATCTGCTGGAAAAGGAAACATTATTGATTACGTTTTGGAATACGGAGCCAAAGAAGTGTACTTCTGCGAGATTAACAACGACCTTTCAGCAATCTGCGAAAAGAAAAATGCCACCAAAATAAAATCAAACTTTCTGGAAGTAACAGCCGAAGAAATTGTAGGTGTAGATTGCATCATAATGAATCCGCCTTTTTCAGATTTTAGAAAGCACCTAGAACACGCTTGGAAGATTGCGCCTGATGGTTGCGAAATCGTTTCTTTAGGGAATGAAGATACCATCAAAAGCCTTACATCTTATTACTCAGACAAAGAGATAAAATATATTGTAGAAACGTTCGGTTTTTGGTACAGTTTAGGAGATGTTTTCTCTAATGCCGAAAGAAAAACAAACGTAAACATCGGAGTAATTAAGCTCTTCAAACCGATAGATGAAAACTCTCTAAATTTTGATGATTACTTTGATTTTACCGAAATAGAAATGGAAGAAAGAGAAGGAATTATTAAGTACAATAAAATTGATACCTACGTAAGCTCTTTCAAGTACATTGTCAAAAATTTAGATTCTTTTTTCTCAAACATTCATTTCTTCAAAGACATTGTAAAACAGTTCGCTGGAATTGATTTAAAAATTGAAATCAACTTAACTTCTGGAGATAGCACTCTAGACAAAAACCAATTTCAAAAACAACTGCAAAAAATGTTCTGGGGAAAGGTTTTCCATGAAATGAAGATTGAGAAATATGTAAGCTCTGAGGTAATGAAAGACATCAATACTTTCATTGATAAAAACAGAAATCTACCATTCACGAAAAACAATATTTTCAGAATGATAGAGATTATCATCGGTACAAGAGAACACACACTAAAAAGAAGCATTGAAAATGTGATTGATGCCTTCACAAAACATACCCACGAAAACCGCTACAATGTAGAAGGCTGGAAAACCAACTCTGGTCATTTGCTCAATAAAAAATTTATAGTGGATTGGTTCTATGAAGTTGATTACAACGGAAATACAATTTCGCCTAAATTCAATTATCGCCATGAACAAATAAAAGACTTAGAAAAAGTGCTTTGTGTGTTAAGCGGTAAGAATTACGATAAAATGATAGGTATTAAAGATACTTGCATAGGAGCGCATTTTGTTAAGTCGGAAGATGGAACAGAAAAGTTAATTCCTTACTCAGATTATCACAGAAAAAACGAGCCTGGAGTTTGGTACTCTACAGATTTTTTCGAGTTCAAAGGATTTAAAAAAGGCACCATACACATCAAATTCAAAGATTTGAAAGTTTGGGAAAACCTGAACCGACAATATGCAGCAATTAAAGGAAACGTTTTACCTGAAAAAATTTAAAAAATGACCTACACCTCAGAACAATATCAGTACCTACAGAAAATCTACAGATTTTACAATACAGAGCTTTTCCTTGGCGAGCTTCCAGAAGTCCTTATAACGTTCTCTAGAAACAACGGAGCTTCGGGTTTATTTCAAGCCAATAAATGGAAAGACAAAGATGAAAAAATGGTCCACGAAATCGCCATCAATCCAGAAAGCATAAAAGAGCGTTTTGATGTAGATTTTCATCAAACATTGGTGCATGAAATGTGCCACCTTTGGCAATACGAATTTGGCAAACCTTCCAGAAATGGCTATCACAATAAAGAGTGGGCAAATAAAATGATAGAAGTCGGTTTAATGCCTACCGCTACAGGTTCACCAGGTGGCGCAATAGTGGGGCAAAATATGAGTGATTATTTCATCGAAGATGGAAAGTTTGTTTTGGCTTATAAAAAGCTTCAAGAAAACAATTATATGCCACTAGAACCAAACAACGAACATCTTTACCAAAAAGAAATTTCAGAAGATGGAGCAGTGGTTTTCACGCCAATTACAGCAGAACCGAAAGGCAAAAAAAACAAAAGCAACCGCTTAAAATATTCTTGCAAGTGCGGAAACAATATCTGGGGAAAACCAAACCTAGAATTGTACTGCAATGTGTGTGAATCTCATTTTTTTGTTAATAACTAAACCCTCACAAATGAAAACTATTAATAAGCCTGTACATTATTGTGAGCATTGCAATAAGTATTATTTAAGTAAATATTTTGCGGAAAAGCATGAGAAAATATGCTTTAAAAATCCCGAAAACAAAAGAGCGTGCTTTGGATGTGAATTTTTAGACAAACAAGTTACAAAAGGTTATTTCGATGCTTTTGATGGACAACATGAAACAAAATATACTGTTTTGGTTTGTATGAAATTTAACTGTGGTGTATATCCACCAAAATTTGAAATTAACCAAAACTTTATTGATATGCTAGATATTGAAAACGAAGCTATGCCAAAAGAATGTGATAAAATAAATAATCCTTTCCTATGACAGACCAGCTCAGAAAGTTTGTAGAAGCGCAAAAACAGTCTAAAACTGAAACAGTGAAATCCTTCTACGGAAAATTAGTCTTAATAGAAAATAAGAACAGAAAAAAGTATAAAAAGAAAATAACTAACTTTTAAAAACGAAAAAATGATACAACCACAAGAACTTAGAATTGGGAATTTAGTTTATTTTAAATCAGAAATAGAAGGAGTTGATAATATTTATTATATCGCCACAATCAAACAAATAATGGATAATGGCGTTTATTTAGATGGATTTAATCCAATGAATAAAGATTCAACAATTAATGGTTTTGCCAGCTTTAAACAAATAATACCAATTCCTCTAACTCAAGAATTACTTTTGGATTTTGGGCTTAAAAAGATTTCAGAAGATAAGTTTAATTTATTCAATCATCCAACAGAGGTAGAAATAGTAATCAAATGTAATAGCTATTCAAGAAATTTTCAATGTGATGGAATCATTTTTGCACTAAATAATCTTGATTATGCTCACCAACTACAAAACCTTTATTTCGCTTTAAAAGGCGAAGAGCTTCAATTCAAACAAACAACCTAAAGCACTCACTCACTGAGTGCTTTTTTTATTCTCGCTTCATTATCCTGGTACCAATACGGTGTGCTTTTAGCATTCGCAATTCTTTCAGCATTATCACGCAAATAAACCTTAAAATTCTCTGGTAAATCAACAATTTGAGTAGGTTTAAACTCCGTTCCCAAAAGAATAGAACGGTATTTTGCACGCAAATCGGTTTCATTCAGCGTTACAGGAATCATTCTACATCTACACCAAGGATGCCAACCCGTCCAAAGAAACCATTTTGGGTAAATTCCCTGCAAATCTACGCATGTTTGGCAACGGTTCTCTGAGTTATTACTCACCTTTATTTCATAGCCAATTATCAGCTCATTACTTTGGTAAGCTAACCATTCAGAATAACGGTAAGCCACATTTATTTCGGTTCTGGCAAGTCTTTCAGCGTTTTTCACAGATGATCTATAAACGCCTTGCCCTGGATGATATTGTTTAGCGGTTTCAGAAAGTTCTAATTCACCTGTTTTTTTATTCCTTACCCTTCGGAATATTCTTTCAGGTTCATTTAGAAATTTGCGCAATTCTCGGCCTACTTCTGCAGCACTTTTACCTTCTTTAATTGCATTTTGCACCAGAATATCCATTTCAGGAATTACCTTATCAGAAATATTCCAAACTCTTTCAGAGAACTTTACACCTTGCCTTGTTTGAGTAACAAATTTTAAGTTTTCAGCAGCGGTATTTCGCACATAATTTTCGGCGTTATTTTTAGCAGCTTCATAAACCTTTAATTTTTGATAGTCTTTAGAGAAAACAGTGCGCATTCCATTCCAATGGTTATCATTTACATATTGCCATTCCTCTTTTATCGCATTGATGATGGTTACATTTATAGCTTCACTATTTCTCAATAAAAACTTTCTCAATTCCCTTTCAGCAATCTTATTTTTGAAAAAAGAAAAATCTTCATTTCCTTGCTCAATAGCTTTTCTCACTTCTGGCAACTGAATAGCATAAGTGTAATTTTGGTATAGAATTTTTTTCAATTCTGCTACCAACTTTTCTTGGCGTTTTAGCCTTTCAACTTCCTGAGGTGATAATCGTTTTGCCATTAATTTGAAACTAAATTAAAATCTAAACCTGTAACACTAGAAATTTCTTGTGCCGCGATATTAAAAGCACTTTGTACTTCATCATCCGCTTGTATAGTAGCACCAGAAATTACATCAAAACCTTTGGCTTCTACGTAAGCTGCATAGTGCATACCAGCAACTAGAACAATTACGTAACCATCATTATAATTCCCTGCAATTTCAGAAGCATAGTTTTCTCCTTTTTTCAATCCTTCGCTTCCGTCTCCTTCAATTCCTGCTCCAGACTTCTCAAAAGAAGCGCCTATTCTTTGACCGTTTTTATAAACTACATAACCAATAGAACTTCTCAGATTGTTGGTCCTATCGGTATAAGTATTTGTGTTTTTAGCAATTTTCAGAATTTCAGATGATGCTTTTTCTAGTGCTATATCAATAACACTCATAATTCTATCCAAAAACTCATTGTGTATTTTTTCAATATCACCAGAGTTGAAGTTGGCTTTTATTCCCATAACTAAATAATTGTTACATCTACATAAATTTGACCATTAGAGCCATATATTTTTTTTATTTTATACTGAACTCCTCTTTTTAGCAAAATTTCTTTTTGCCCCATTTTATGTTTGCTTAAATCTACACCTTTTGTTTTTTTATTAGCAGAAATTCTCATTACAACAGGCATACTAGAACCAGAAAAACCGCCCCATTCATCAGCAATTTTTTTGCTCTTTGTCGTACTCATAAAACCTTTTTCTTTTTTCACGCTTCCAACAGGAATTTTAGAAAGGATTTTATTAGCATTGCTTACATTATATTTTTGCTTATCACCATAAACTAAAACACCAACTAAACTTTCATAATCAATACTTGAAATATTACCGAAAATAGCACTTGCATCTACAGAACGATAGAACTTCCCAAATTATTATCTGTAGCTTTGTCTAATGCGTTCAAAAAGGCTTTCTCTGAATTATTCAATTCAAATTGATTATTTCTTAACCAATTATTTATCCACATTCCATCACCACTAATATACTCTTCTAAAGCCGCATTATTACCGCTAGGTCTCGCATTGTTTCTAATACCACCACTTGACTTTCCCATAAACTATATTTTTAAAATTAAACTCCAGAAGGGAATAAATTAATACTATTTGCTTTTAGCTCTTCGTCTTGAATTTGTTTCAATTCCGCTTCTGAATCAGCTACAATTCCCAACTGCTCAATTCCTGTTTTTCTGCTCATAATTCCAGCAGATACAGAACTCGTTACATTAGATACTGTTTCCTTATGGTCTCCCATGATGTAAGGTGTGATTTCAGGCGTGATGATTACATTTTCTACTTTCCCCTTCCAAGAAGTATTCATGTTTAGCTTAAAAAATGACGAGAATAAGGTTAATTACTGCGCTGTAGATATTCTCCCAAAATCTACTTCTTTATCCATTACTTTCAAATGCGCATCCATGAAGAGCATTTTCTGAGCTGCTACACCTAGATTTCCCAAAGATTTTACATTATTGAAAGAAATATCTGGAGTTTGAGTAAGCGCAAAAATATCCTCACGATTCATTAAATGCTCTGTCTTTACAGATTCCGAAGCGTTGGACCATTCTAGATATTTAGCATCTGCATTTACATCCATTTGAATGAGTTTTCCAGCTTCACCTTTTTTGCCAAAGCCTTCTACTTTTCCTTTGGCTAAAATAGTTGGTGAAGAGTGGTATTTATTGGTGTCTGAGAAGTTAGAACGCAACTCTTCATCACTTTCAATTAGATTCTGCGCTCTGTACCATTCTACTTCTTCCTGTCTAGCATATACAATAGGAATTTTGCCAATTACATTTGGTTTCTCTTCAATTACAGTCCATCCGCTTTCTTCTTTTTTGAATTTGTATAATTTTTCATCGGTGTAGGTATCAAAATATTCTACCTCTTTTCCATCTTCTTTCAGCGTATATCCACGAGAGAAAGCCAATAAATTTCCTGTATTGTCGAAGTATGGGTACAATTTATTTTTCTCAGAAGGTTTTAAGGCAATGCATTTTAATTTAAACTTAGTATCAAAACCATAAATAGAATTTTTCTCTTTTTCTTCTATTGGGAACCATAATTCCGCTACCTCAGTGTAAGAAAACAATTCTCTGGCAATTTCTCTATTGAAATACTTTTCTTTGTTGTAATGCAATACTTTTTTTACTGCATCAAAGATGGTTTTTTCAGTTTCATCCTCACCTTCAAAATTATAAGCTACAGGAATCCCAAAAATAAAGGCAACAGCTCTGCTCACAATTAGTGATTGATAAGATAATGCAACTCTGGAAACTTTTTCAAATCTTACAGCAACGCTCGTTTTTCTATTTCCTTTCGTTACGGTAATAGTTCCAGCATCGGCAACTTCTCCAGCTTCCAAATCGGCTTTTACCTTCTTATTTGGTCGGTGGCTTTCATCCATAATCTTATGTTTCGCTGGGTCCAACTCTTTTTGAATTTCTTCAATTTTTGGACTTTCGCCAATGCGCTTTTCTTTCAGCGCATCAATTGCTTTTTCGATAGAGGATGAATCTGAAATACTTTGTAATATTTCTAAGCCTGTTTTAATTACTTCGTCTGCCATTTATTCTTTGGTTTTTATTTAAAATTTTAATTAAAAAAACATTCCTGCTGCACTTTCTCCAGCATCACTACCTCTCATTTCTACAGTTCCTGTCAAAGCATCTGGAGCATCATCATGTTTATTTTTTCCTGTTTTCATATATCCTGTAAGATGTAAATAGAATTCTGGCCACATTTCTTTCCATCCTTTCGGCATATAGCACATATTCATCACATCATTACTTTTCGTGAAAATTCTTACTTGTTTATTATTTCCCTGGTGAAAACATTCGAAAGTAGTAGAGTAGTTGTTCATCAATCGGCATTGCGCTTCTACATTTCTACCAAAGGACCTACCACCATTGTTGCTTTCTATGTAAGAAGTTTCTATTTCTTCTTTGGTGAGCATTTCTGCGGTTTTCGGCTCTGTGTACTCCATTGGTTTTTGAGTGAATAGTACATCAGTGATATAATTTCCGTGAGGATGTTCAACGTAATTTATTGAACATAAATAATCCTGACCTGTATCAGCAGTATCGGTATAGTTTTTCTTTATGCTTTCGGGATGGTAAGGAATGACTTCGTATTCTTTGAAAGGTCTATCATACATTAAACCTTCTTTCGGCTTTGGATTTTGTTGGTATTGAGTTTCGAATACAAAAGGATTTTTCAATCTCATATCGTGCAACTCTTCCACGGTATGTTTTTGTTCCCAAAGAGCCTTTTCTTCACCGTTTTCATCAGTTGTCAAACATGGGAATTCTAGAACGGTCCACTCATCAGGTTCTAGTTTCTCCAGATAACCACAAAGGTCGTTTTGGTGAAGTCTTTGCATAATGATGATGATAGGTGTGCTTCTATCATTTACCCTGTTTCGGATGGTTGTTTCAAATTTCTGATTTACAGCTTCTCTTTTTTGGTCTGAGAGTGCATCATCTGGCTTTATCGGGTCATCTATGATAATCGCACCAGCGAATTTAGAATCATAATAGGGAATGAATTCATTGATGTCATCTTCTTTAATTTCTCCTTCATCACCGTAAGCAACTGCACCAGCTCCGAAACCTGTAACCTGACCACCACTAGAGATAGCGTACAATCCACCGCCTTGTGTGGTGTACCATTTCTCTGTGCTTTCAGAAGAAAGTTCAGCATCAAAAAGTTCTTTGTAAAAAGGTTGTTTTAATGTATTTTGTACTTGCCTAGAGTTATCAAGTGCTAAAGATTTTGAGTAGGAAAGATGAATAAATTTAGAAGCTGGATTAAGCGCCAAACCGTATGCAATGAAAGATTTTACCGCTAATTCCGTTTTTCCGTATCTCGGTGCGATATTGATAATCAAACGAGTGATTTCGCCACGGATGACTTTGTCTAGAGCTTCACAAATTTTCTCGTGATGTTCGCCAATAATGAATTTTTTATGATTGTTTTGCTTGAAGGTATAGCGTGTGAAATTCATGGTACTTTGTAAGCACCACGTTTTTTTCACATCTATGTCTCTAACTGCTGTTTTCACTGTAATTAGATTAAGAATCAAACAAAAAAGAATCAATATTTTTTTCATTACTAATATTCATCTTCTAAATTTTTGAATGCTGCAGCAATCTGTTCTTTGGTTAATACTTTGGCTTTTACTGTCACTTCACCTTTTATTTCTTGCGCTGCTTTTCCAAAGATGAAATCTCTTAAATCTGCTAACGCTTTGCTTCTGGTTTGCTTATTATTCAGTTCACCAATGATGAGCTTAAAAGCATAAGGAACGTTTTTATCCTGCACAATTTCTTTCAACTCATCTTCTGTTGCGTTGAAAATAAAAGAATAAGCATCAATAAGATCTTGTTTCTGTATCGGTTTGATTCCTTTTTTTTTCAACTCTTTGTTTACAGTTGCAAAAGATTTTCTATTTGCTCCTGTTCTGTTTATATTTTGAGGGTTTTTTTTAAACCCACTACTATTTGCTTTATCTCCTAAATTTTCTATCATTTTAGGGTTGCTTTTGGGTTGCTTTTCACTTTGAATTATTTAAAAAACCCGACCGGAATATTCCAGCCGGGAAAAACAATTTAAAAATGAAAAAAATGTAAAATGTCTGTTGTGGAAAAGAACGGATTCGAACCGCTGCCTAAATTAGTGCTGGATAACTGAATTTATGCTCTACCGCTAAGCTACTTTCCCAATTAAAAGAAACCACTTATAAACGCCTGCTCTAAAATGAAAAGTTTAAAAAAATTAGTTCTTTGGACTTTATTGAATACTGTAAACACAATGTACTTTCATTTTGTAAGTGGTTTCTAATCTCAATTATTTAAAAAATCTTTTTCATAGGCTTTTGTTATGGAGTTAAAAATTATATTTAATCATCAATTTCTTCTACAAATTCTCCCAGGTCCTTTTTGGCTGTTCTGTAATCTATGAAAGCTGCAACTTCCATCATTCCTAATTCATCTAGTTTTGTATCTAAATTTGCAAATCCACCGTTTTTATATACGATTTCAGCACCTTTATTTACTTTTTCTTCTAACTGCTCTAATGATAATTCTTTGTAATCTTCATCATTGATGAGTATTTGTTGAAACTGTGCGTTTGATAATGTTAATTTTTCCATTTTTTGAGGGGTTTTATTTTTTAAAGTTTATATTTTTTAATTGTACTTTTTACAAATCTGGTGTACTTATCAGAAGAACCTAAAACTGCTCTTGTAGTTACTTCTGCCCAGAACTCATTCACATTAGAGTAAGCATACTTTCCATAACCTTTTGGCTTTTCTTTAGAGAATTTAACGTACATTTCTCTAATGCTTCTGCTGGCTTTTATTGCATTCTCTGCTCTAAAATTAGAATTCCATGTTGCATGGCCAAGCTCATGAATAATTGTATGCTGAACTGGTTTATTAGTTTTTGTGAGAAACTTAGTTTTATAAGCAGTTTTCTTTATTGCAGTAATTTTATCTACATTTCATTTCTTAAAAGTTCTTTTATCTAGATAAATCCCATCTGATTTTCCATTTACGGTAACGTGAACGCCATAAGCTCCAGAAAGGTCAGCTAACATGATGTTAGTTGTACCAATACCTAGTCGGCTTTCGTATTTAGATATTCCTTGCTGAATTTCTCTCTGGAGTTCTCGGTCTTTGATGTTTTTCAAAGATTCTACGTTTTTTATTTCTCCTTTGTAGTTTCCACCGCCATCGTTTTTGATGCCGCCACCACTAGATTTTCTATCAGAACCGCTACTTTTTCCCATTATTCTAAATCTAAAGTTGTATTGTTTACAAAAGTTAAGCTGTGCTTATTACAGAAATCTTTCACTTTTTTAGAACCACCATAAACGCAAAGATTAGGTTTTTCAAGTCCTGAAATCTCTTTCGCTATTTGCAGTTCTTTCTCCAAAGCGTTCAACCTGTTATCGTAACCTCTGGTGAAAAAAGCATTGTAGCCTTTCGGAATTCCTAGAACGTTGTATTTGTGGAATTTTTCTGTAACATTTAGGTCCACAAAAACATCTATATCATAATCCTGGAGCAAACGTGCAATCCATCTTTTTTTGTAGATAAGGAAAATTCCGTAACCAATAGGAGTTGTTTCGTAAAGAGAGCAGTTTGGTTCTACAATAGCTCCACATCCAGAATTGATGATTTTTGTAGGGTCATTCCAAATGGCATTAAAACGGTAATCATCTACGTAAAAATGATAAGTACCTACACCTGTTTTTGTTCTGGCATCTGCTCCGTATGGTTTGAATGGTAACTGTAGATAAACGTTTTCTTTGCTCATTTTCAAAACAGGAATGTCGTAAGGATTATCAGAAGCAAAAAGACAATCTGGAACCCATTCCGCTTTTTCAGGCTCTTCATCTTCATCCTCTTCATTTTTTGAACTTTCAGGCTCTTCTATTTCTGCCATTTCTGGAACAAATAAACCCCATTCTTGCAATTCATCAGTATTCCATTCGTTCGCCAAAATATCCCAATCATTTTCTCCACCGTCATTGTTTGCAACAATACAAGCCATTCTAAATTCGTAATCATCAAAGAAAACTTCTCTGTAGCTGTATTTTTCACCGTTGTAGTTGATGAAACCGTGTGCTAAAGTTTTCTGTGCAGTTGGTGTATCATATTTTTTAATGATTTCTATTTCTGCTCCATCAAAAACTTCGCTTCGCTGATTTCCACCTACATAGCTCTTGTGATTATGGCAATAAACCACACCGCCTAAATCACCTAGTTTTTCTAAATGTTCTTTAAGCAGCTCAAATTGTTTTTTGGTAATCCTTCTAGGATTGCCATCAAATTTTAACATTCTGCTAATTGCGGTGTTATGGTCTATTTTCTTTGCGCACATCTTACAACAAAAGTAATTAATTTTTATTAAAAATATGTTATAGCAACATAAAAGTTATTAAACAAATCCAAATTTTGTGCTTTGTAGATAATTTTTCACTTCTTTATGGAATTCATCAAAGCTTCTACAGATTACATATTTACCAATTCCTAGCTTTTCAACTTGCTTTTGCCATGCTTTTTGGTTGTCGTTTTGCTTTCCTGTTTTGGTTTTCATTTCGATGGCTAAGAAAGAATATTTTTCGTTTGGGTAGAGTAGAAGTAAATCTGCAACTCCAGCTTTCACGCCTTCCATTTTCATAATTCCAGCTTCTACAGAGGTCCATTTGAAACCTGTTTTGGTTTTAACCATTTTTTTTGGTCTACTTCCACCGTTGGGAATTGCAAAGAAATGAGATTCTATTTCTCGGTATTGCATTTTGAACCAATTCACGCAAGCTATCTGAATGTTACTTTCCTGGTGTCTCATAAAATATTGATATTCAGTTTTTTGGTTTCTAAATTCATTACAGATAAATCAAAATATTTATCTTCTACGTTTGGGTTTTGGCTTTTGAAAACTACTTTCTGAACCGTTCCAATTCCTTTCAATCTTACTTTGTTTACGCCTTGGTAAACGTATTCGAAGCTGTTAATGCTTACTTTCTGCTGTGGTTTCAGTTCTTTTATTTTCATCTATTTGGGATGCTGAATAATAAATTAGTGAGAAAAAAACTAGAATAATGATTAACCCTACTAAAAGGGAATAAATTTCAATCATTAAATCATTGTATAATAATGATTTACAAAATTTATTAAATGTTCTCATGATTTTTATTTTTTAGATTGTTGTACTTTTTTTTCCAGAGATTTTTCATCATTTCTTTTCGCCAGAAGTTTAGTTT